CTTTGCGTGCATCGCCACGAGGTCAGTTGTCTCGTGGCCAGGAAAGAGGATGTCGAGGAAGTTGGTGTCGGTCACTGTCTGTCTCCGGTTTCGATAACGACAAAATAGCGTTGGAGGCCGGCAATGTCAACGACAAAGTGGCGTTGCGATGCAGTTATTTTCTGGCGCTAACATCGTGCAATGTCGTGATGCATCCGCAATCGACCGTATGAAGGGGTGGCCGCGTGCCTGACGACGCCGATCTCGTAACCGTATGGGAAGCTCAACCAGGCCCGCAGGCAGCGTTCGTCGGCTGCCCGATCTTCGAGATATTCTTCGGTGGGGCCAGGGGCGGAGGCAAGACCGATGCCGTTCTCGGCGAGTGGGCGCTCCACGCCGACGAATACCGCGCCGACGCTATCGGCCTCATGGTTCGGCGCACCCGCATCGAGTTGCTGGAAACATACGAACGCGCGCGGCTGATCTATGCCAAGCTCGGCGCCTCGTTCACCCAGAACCCAATGCGTGTCGTCATGCCGAACGGCGCACGCCTGACGTTCGCCTACCTAGAACGCGACGCCGACGCCGAGCAATATCAGGGCGCATCATACACTCGTGTATACATCGAGGAAGCCGGAAATTTCCCGTCGCCCGTGCCGATCATGAAGCTGATGGCGACGCTACGTTCCGGCGCTGGCGTACCGACCGGCATTCGTCTCACCGGCAATCCTGGCGGGCCTGGTCACCAGTGGGTGCGCGCTCGTTACATCGACCCGGCCCCGATGGGCTGGCGCAGAATACGCAGTGCCGAGGGCCTGGAGCGCATCTACATCCCATCGCGTGTCGGCGATAACCGCTATCTCGGCAGCGACTACGTGCAGCGCCTGCGCTCGTCCGGCAGTCCCGAGCTGGTGCGTGCGTGGCTCGAAGGTGATTGGTCAGTTGTCAGCGGCGCGTTCTTTCCCGAGTTCAGCATGGAGCGCCATGTTATCGCACCGCGCGCTATCCCCGAGCACTGGGCGAAGTTCCGTTCGTTCGATTGGGGCAGCGCGCGGCCGTTTGCTTGCCACTGGTGGGCGGTGTCGGACGGCAGCGTCAATGATATCGCGCGCGGTGCGCTTGTCTGCTACCGCGAGTGGTATGGCATGAAACCAGGCGAGCCCAACGTCGGGCTGCGCCTCACCGCTGAGGCCATCGCCGCCGGCATCAAGCTGCGCGAGGAAGACGACGGGCCGATTATTGGTGTGGCAGATCCGGCGATGTTCGCCGAGGACGGCGGGCCATCGATCGCACAACGCATGATCGTGCAGGGCGTGATATTCCGACCGGCCGACAATAAGCGGGTTGCAGGTCGGGGCGCCATGGGAGGCTGGGATCAGGTGCGTGCGCGGCTTGAGGGCGACGCTGACGGCCGGCCGATGCTGCTGCTGTTCAGCACCACCCGCGATCTGATCCGCACGCTGCCGGCGCTGCAGCACGACGATGCGCGGCCCGAGGATGTGGACAGCGACATGGAGGACCATGCGCCGGATTCGTGTCGCTACGCATGCATGTCGCGGCCGTTCGTGCGGGATACTGTCAAGCCGGTCGTGCGGGACAGCTGGGACCATGCGTTCCAGCGTGCCCGGCAGTCCGATGTCGCAAACTGGAGGATCGCTTGACCGAAACCCTCTCCGGCGCGCGGTTCAGCCGCCTCGTTGGCCACGATCCCGACAAGTGGGCCGCCGCGTTTCTCGGCGCCTATGCGCAGTCCGATGGTGTCCGCACCGACGCCGACCGCCAGGCGTTCGTGGCCGCTTGGTTCCGCGATGCGATGGACGCCGCGGTCAAGGCCGCCGCGCCGCAGAGCTTAGAGGTGGCGTTCCAGAATGCACCCTCGTGGCCGACCGAATAGCTGACGCCGGAACCCAGCAACTGCAGCAATGAGCGACACCGCGCATCGGATTGTGCTACAGTCAGGCGGCTCGGGGGGCGCAGCAACGCCCTTGTCCGAGCCTAACCGCCGACATGGAGTTTACCCATGGCGAAGGCTGCCGAATATGTGCCCTACACAGGGCCGCTTGTCACCAGAGCCGAGGCAAGGGCCAGTGGCGCACCACGATACTTCACCGGGAAGCCGTGTCCTTACGGACATGTCGAGGAGCGGATCACCGCGAACGGAACCTGCCGGCTGTGTTCCAACCGGATGTCCAACACAACCAGCCGGAACAACCGAGAGAAATACAACGCATTCGGCAGGGCTTGGCGGAACAAGAACAAGGATAAGGTTGCCGCCCAAGCCAAGGCGTTCAAAGAGAAATATCCCGAGCGTGTCCGGGAACGGTCGATGCGCTGGCTTCGGAAGAACCGGCAATACACCTGGGATTACTATGCTGCGAACTCCGAGAGGATTAAGCAGCGGGTAAGGGACTGGACGGCGAATAACCCGGAGAGAGTTAGAGCCACCAAGGCGGCGTGGGCAGTTCTAAACGCCGACAAGAAGAAGGAGGCCGACCGAGACTGGGCAGCGAATAACCCCATTCTCGCTCGTGCGAATAGGCGAAACTACCGAGCGCGCAAGCGTGCCGCCGAGGGAAGCCACACGGCATTTGAGATACTGGCGCTGTTCGATAAGCAGCGCGGCCGATGCGCATACTGTCGGAAGGTTCTTGGGAAGCATTATCACGCCGATCACATCGTGCCGTTGGCGAACGGCGGCTCCAACTGGATCAGCAATATCCAACTGACATGTCCATCATGCAATCATCGCAAGAACCGAACAGACCCGCTCGTTTTTGCGAGCCGGCTGGGCCGTTTGCTTTAGGCTGCAACAATGTCTGACGCTCTAGCGCTCCACGTCCATGTGAATGCGGAGCGGGGGCCGGACGAGCCTCCGGCAGTCGCCGACCTTACGGGCAGCGGGGACGCATATCCGAGGGATCTGGACGAACTCCATAACCAACTCGTTCGTTGGTTTGAAGAGTCCGAAATGGCCAGACAAGACGAAATTAAGATGGCCGAGACTGCGCGCTCGTACTATGATCACGACCAATGGACTAAAGAAGAACTGGACGAACTAAAGAAGCGCGGCCAGCCGCCGATCGTGGTGAACAAAATCCACGAAAAAGTAGGTTTATTGTGCGGCATGGAGCGTAAGGCGCGCACCGACCCCAAGGCGTTCGCGCGCACACCGGCCGAGGAGGATCGCGCACAGGCTGCTACGCAGGCGTTGCGCTACATCGCAGACGACAACACCTTCAGCCTCGTGCGATCGGCCGTGTTCGAGAACATGCTGATCGAGGGCGCCGGCGGCGCGGAACTTGGCCTCGAGGACGACGGACAGGGCGGCGCCAATATCACCATCACGCACGTTCCCTGGGATCGCATCTTCTACGATCCGCATTCCCGCTCGATGGATTTCAGCGACTGCCGATACAAGGGCCTGGTCATTTGGATGGACCGCGACCAGCTTGAGGGCCTGTATCCCGAGGGCGACGACGTGATCGAGGCGTCGTTTTCGTCCACGGATTTCTACTACAACGACAGGCCGGAAACCGCGTTCTGGACGGACAACCGGCGGCGCCGCGTGCGTGTCGTGCAGTGCCATTGGGACGAGCGCGGTACGTGGTGGCAGGCGACGTTCACCAAGAACGGCATTCTGGCCAACCCGCAGCGCAGTCGGTTCAAGGATCGCAAGGGTAAGAGCGCGTGCAGCCTGCTGCTGCAGTCGGCGTATATCAACAGGGAGAATCAGCGTTACGGCATGGTGCGTGGGTTGATCAGCTTGCAGGACGAGATCAACAAGCGGCGCTCCAAGGCGCTGCACCTGCTGTCGGTGCGCCAGGTGGTGGCCGAGCAGGGCGCGGTGCAGGACGTGGACAAGGCTCGCCGCGAGGTGGCCAAGCCGGACGGCTACATCGAGGTGATGCCGGGCTTGAAGTTCGAGATCGAGCAGAGCGCGGACCTGGCGTCCGGGCAGTTCCAGCTGTTGCAACATGCGACAGCGGAAATGCAGCTATCGGGGCCGAACGCGGCGATGTCGGGCACTGATCCGCGCGAACTCAGCGGCCGGGCGATCCTGGCCCAGCAGGCGGGTGGTGCGGCGCAGAACGAGCCGCTGGCCGACGCGCTGCGCTACTGGTCACGGCGGGTTTACGAAAGCTGCTGGATGGCCGCGCGGGAATACTGGTCCGGCGGCAAGTGGGTGCGGCTTACCGACGAGCTCAACGGCACGACGTGGGTAGGAATCAACCGCCCGATCCGGGTGATGGACCGCCTCGCGGCGATGCCCGAGCAGATGCGGATGCAGATGATGCAGCGCATGCAGTTGCAGCCCGACGATCCTCGGTTGCAGCAGGTGGTCGGCATCGAGAACGACATTACCGACCTCGACGTGGACATAACGATCGAGGAAGGCATCGATATCCCGAGCCTACAGCAAGAACAATTTGCCACACTGGTGCAACTAGCTGGTATGCAGCCTGGGCTTATTCCTGGGGATGTTCTGATAGCTGCCTCTGGGCTGCAAGACAAAGAACAACTGCTCCAGCGGATGCAGGCTCATCAGCAGCAGCAAGGGCAGGTACAGCAGCAAGCGGGCCAGCTTGCGCAGCAACATGCACAAGCTGACATCCAAAGCAAACAAGCTAAGGCCGCCTCCGACTTCGCGTTGGCGCAGGAGCGTAAGGTCAACGCGGCGTCCAAGGTGCATGACATTCATGCCGACTTCAGTGCGCCGCCTTATGGCCAGCCGAATGTGGCGCCAGACAACCCGCCGGGCGTGCAGGGCATGCAGCCGTCCGATCCCGAGCAGATGACGTCGGAGATGGCGCTCGCGCACCACCTGGTGGATTTGCACAAGAAGGCCGCTGACATCCGCAACACGCAGGCGCAGGCGGCGCTGACCGCGGCGAAGGCGGCGCAGATCCCGCACCAGACCGTGGGCGAGATCGCCAACACGCACCAGACGATGGTGACGACCAATCGGCTCGCACAGACGCCGATCCCACAGCCGGGACAGCCGGCCTAATCCAAGGACACGACTATGGCTAACGAGCAACTCGACAGCTTCCTTGCGTCCGAGACGCAGGCGGCAACCCCGGAACCCGCCACGCGCGAGGCCCCAGAGCCACGCCAGGAGGCGCCGGAGCCCAAGGCCGAGGCAAAGACCCAGCCAGAGCCCAAGCCCCCTGAGGACGACGCAGAGCCGCCGCAAGCGCTCGACGGCGAGCCGGTCATCCCGCGCCGTGCCTACGAGGACGAGCGGCGGAAGAGGCAAGATTGGAAGGAGCGTGCGGCCAGGCTGGAAGGTGAACTCACAGCCATCCGCCGCCAGCAGGAGGAAGCCCGCGCGCAGGCGTCACAGCCCGAGCAGATGCCGCCGCTGGCGCCGATCGATCCGGCGCAAGATCCCGTCGGCTTTACCGCGCGGCTGCAGCAGGTGCTGCTCAACGAGCGGCTGAACAACTCCGAGGAGCGGCTGCGCGAGAAGATCGGCGACGAGAAGCTCAACGAGTACGTGAACGAGTTCAAGCAACTCGCCCAGCGCGATCAGACGCTGTTCGGCAAGTTGTATTCGCAGACCAATCCGTATGCGTGGATGACGCGCGAGGTGGACCGGCTGCGGCATCTGCGTGAGGTCGGTGACGACCCGTCCGCGTACCGCGCACGCATCGAGGCCGAGGCGCGTGCGAAGTGGGAGGCCGAGGCGGCAGCGAAGCCGCCCCCGGTATCACCCGCAGCCGGCATGCAGCCGTCGCTCGCCACCGCGCGCAGCGTCGCTGGACGCACAGCCTCGACATGGACCGGCGAGCCGAGCCTCGAGGAGGTGCTTGCCCCCGTACAGAACCGCCGGTCGCAGAACGGCCAGTTCCGCCGGTTCTAAACGAAAGATGCCGCCACCCGTAGCGGAGCGGCGGCATCTAAAGTCGCACGCGAAAAGCGCACAACCCGGACGTCGAACACCACAAACTTACCGCCTACCCGCCGCCGGGGTCAATCGGGCGCAAGTGCCTACCCAGGTGCCGCCGACCGAAAAAACGGGCGCAGTGGCTGCCGCCGAGCATTCGGGCGCGATCAAACGAAAGGAGAAAGATAGTATAGGAGTGCTCGGCGATGGCCGACATGATTGCTACCCCGGCAAGACCGGGCCTTACACCGATCCAATGGAGTAGTGACTTCTGGGTAGAGTATCTCCGTGAAAACCAGTTCACGCCGTACTTCGGTACGAGCATGGACGCGATGATCCAGCTTCAGACGGATCTCACGCGCAAACCCGGCGATACCGTCGTGTTTCCCACCGTCCGCAACCTGGTGGGCGCTGGCGTTACCGGCAACACGGTGCTCGAGGGCAATGAGGAAATTCTTAACGCCCGTAGCCTGAACGTCACCGTGAGCGTGCTACGCCACGCGGTGGCGGTATCCGACTGGGACGAGCAGAAATCCGTCATCGATCTACTACAGGCCGGCCGTTCGGTGCTGAAGAACTGGGCGGCGAACAAGCTCCGCACAGACATCATCACGGCACTCGGCTCAATCACCGCCGA